ACGAATTTTATTTAGAAGAAGATTCTTTTTTACCTTTGTCCACTCCTCTATCTTGTGGGCGCCGTTGTTAGTTCCACTTTCACCAAGTCTTATAAGTTTTCTCTGTCCTAATGTTTTATAAATAACCGTGATGGGAATATTGTTTTTGTATAGTTTTATTGAAAATGTTACGTCGTGAATTCCATATCCATCTTTGTCATTTTGGTTAGCTGTTATGCGAATATGTGAACCGTAGTTTTGTATGTTCCATTTAATATCGTCTCTAAAAACAGGATATTTTATTTTCTCTAATACTTCTCTTTTAACAAGTGTACATCCCGTTCCACAAAGTAATACATTGCCACCCGCATCTCTAAACACCGAGCTTTGACCCGCTTTATTTAATGGATAATCGGCAGTAACAACATCAGCATCTTTTGCTAACATACTAGCTAAGGTTCCAGGGGGGATTATCATATCATCTTCTACAAACCAGAAATCGGTATTGTCCTCATCCGCCAACGCTTTTAACATGGGTTTTTCAAAACAATCTGGTATCGGAAGTTTATGTGAAAAGTATATTTTATAATTTATACCTTTAAGATTATTAACTATATCCTCAGCTGTACGGCTAAACATTAACCCCCTGGACGGAAGAATAACAGCAACTCTATACAGTTTCATATTCACCCTCTTTTAGAACAGCTTGACCATCTACATACTTAATCCAGTCTGGTATATGGTCCATTATTTCAACATTTTGTACTCGGTTCATAGCACCACGAAATTTATCTATGGCTACAGGGTCTATGGTTTTAATAACAAGGTCTCTACCAACTTTAGTGAGTTCTTTTATTTCATGAACGCCATTATTAGTATATTTATCTCCCAAGGCTACAAGTTTTCGTTGACCAGCCGCTTTGACTACAGTTTTTATTGGCAGTCCCGCACTATATAATGTCATACCGAAGTTGACGTCATGAAGTCCGTAAGCTACTTTATTTAATTTACGAGGCCAGAAATAAAGTGTATTTGGGCCTATAAAAGTATCCCAGGCGGTATCAGTACGCCAAATCGGTCGCTCCATTTGTCTTAATACATCTGCTGCGACTAAAAGAAAACCAGTTCCACTCCAATAGACATCACCGTGTGGGTCATGTAGCATTGTTGAATCGCCATTTGCTTTAAAAGGATAATCCAAAGCTACTACAGGATAATTCTTTTTAAACATTTTCTGTAAGATGCCTTCGGGAATTATCATGTCATCTTCACATATAAGAACTGCAAAAACTTCTGGGTCTGCTAAAGCTAGGTCTGTGGGGTCATTAAAGCACTCTGGAAGGCTTTTTTCATGCGACCAGTATATTTCATGCTCTATGCCATCAAGCTCGTTTAAAAGCTCTTCAAATGTCTCGGAAAACATCAAACCTCTTGAAGGCAAAATAACAGCTAGTTTATTCTGCTGATTCGAGTTCATCAACTAACTCTATCAAGGTCTTTACGCTTGCTGTAAATTGACGAATGTTGTGACGGTATTCAGAGACTTTAGCCTGATATTGACTTAATACAGCTTCAGATTCTTTATTGTCTTGAGCTAGTTTTAGCTGATTAACGGCTAGAATGTGGTCAATTCGTTGGCGATAAAGGGCTTTGCGAATTTCATCTAGTTGAGTTTTTACATATGAGTGCTTAATCAGTTCTTCTGCGTCAATATCTCCAGTAATACCAAATTCTTCACAAACTTTGTTATCAATTTCTAGTGGTGTCATGTTACTCCTTAAATGTACTAATATTTATTACAGTATCACGTTAGGATAAGCGGTACAAGTATTTTATTTACAAATAAAAAGGAGACCTTTCGGCCTCCCCTTTATTTAGCACTTACACGTTTTACAGTGTTTTTTGCTACCCACCATTGTAGTCTCCTTGTTAATTAGCTACGTACAACAAAGCCAAAGCTTGGTCGTAGAGCTGCCATACCCCAAAGGATATCAACAGTTACTAACCAACCTAGATATTCCTGCTTGTACTGAGCTTGAGTACGAGGTTCCATCTGGATAGCGACTGCAAATGCGTCTTTGTGGAAGAACAAGTGTGAGTTCTGGTTAGGACTTGATGTAAGTTGTACAAGGTTCTGTGACATAAAGACACGAACACCGTAAATTTCACCAATCTGACCAGTTTTGATGCTGCTTTGGTCACCACCAATACCGATTGCGTCGTAACGAATATACTTGTCAATTGCAAGCATTTCTTGCTTACCCTGTGGGGTAACTACGAGTGAACGGTCAGTTTGTGGAGCCTTAGCGTCATCAAGATAGCGGTTTACGATAAGAATTACGTTATCGTTTAATGCTGTACCAAATGCACCGTAAGCTGTAAAAGCTGCGGTCATAGCTGCGGCAATACCGTTATCGATTTTTGCAGAAATAGCATAAGCTGCTGCTGATGTATATTCGCTGCGTAGGTCGTATACTGCTTGAACCTTAGCGAAGTCTTCCAAAAGGAATGAACTTTCGTAGTGTTGGTTGACAGTAATAGTTGTCTTAGTTTCTGTATTGTAGTTTAGCGTAACGGCAGTGTTTTGTGCCTTAGCGTTGGCAGTAATAGTACCAACGTTAGGAATTTCAACGGTCTGACCGCCAGATTTTACATCTGAATCGTAGTGACGAACTAATGGTACAAGTACCAAGTTAGCTTTAACGAACATTAAAACATCTTTTGACCAACGATTTGTTACTCCCCGAAGGGGGTTACGTCATTTCTGCGTAACTCTGCACTTTCATATGTTATATGTGCAGACCCGACTGTCGCTTCGGGATTTCTCCCGTTTACTCACTCAGTCTGTGCTACTGCCTTTATCCTTACCATACCCGAAGGCTTAGGTTTTATTGGAGGCTTGTAGAGGGTTACCCGCAGTCACTTGAAGCGAGATATGTAGTTCTTAAGGAAATGGCGAAACTCTTGTTCGTTTCTATTCCATTTCAGGCGATTACAGTCAGTGCAACTTATTGCTAGCACTGTGCTGTCTTTTGGCGTTAGATGTTCTACTTGTAGGTTCAGATAATCTAAATCTACTAAGCAGTAGTAACATTTACGCCCCTGCCGATTAAATACGTCCTGTAGCTGAGTACCAGATACTTGGTACCTGATGCCCCTCCTATTCCAGAAAAATATATTAAGTTCCCTATTGTTTTTGCCCCGCCAGTTTTGATGACGTTGCCTATAGGCTTCTATATTCTTGGAGTAGGAACTCTTGCGTCTTGTGTTGTCACAAACCTTGCAAGGGTAGCTATAGCCGTCTTTAGTCCCTTTATCCTTATAAAAATCAGATAAAGGTTTCTTAAGCTTGCATATACTGCATTGTTTCATTGAGGATATTATATCAAACTTTCCCCAACTATTCAATCATCAAGCTTTCCGGGCTTTCCCCGTTAATCAGAGTAAATTATCAAAGTACAAATTTGGAGGGCGCTCTCCGTACTTTTTAACACTTTTGGAAAATGTTGGGTCGGAATACTGCAGCAGCTGTAGAGCCAATTGCGTTTGAAGTTCCATATGCGCCTGTAGGCATGATTTTTTCTCCTGGTTAATTTAACCTGCGAGTGCTTTGTTTATTTCTGGTAATCTTTTCTTGTATTCATCTACGCTCATATTTGCAACCATTTGGTCAACATTTTGAGGTGTAATGTTTCCAGTAGAAAATTCACTTGAATTAGTCGCAGCAGAAGCAGGTGGAATATTCGATTGCTTCTGTGCAAGATTTGTTAAGGCCTTTTTGCCGCCCTCGTTCTGTAACCGTTCTATAAATTTAGGTTCTCGATATAAATGTGCTGCAACGTCTTCCATATCATGTAGATAAGGGCGTTCCGCTGATATACGAGCTAAATCTTCTCGATATTGGCTTAGTTCTGGGTTGGCGTTAAACCAATTAGTAACATACTGCTTTAGTTCTAGTTCGTTTTGTCGTTCGACAATACGATTTATCGTAGGGTCTGCAACATCTTCTAATAGTTCTGGTAGCGGTACAACTTTTTTAGCTTGTTCAGTAGCTTGGTGCATCTTTTGCTCGGCTTCACGCTGCATGGTAGCGAGTTTTACCTCGGTTGGGTTTTCGGGGTTTATTTCTAATCCCTTTGACTTTGCCCATTGCGTGATGTCTACAGCTTGTGTAGGTTCTTCTGTATCTTGAGATACTTTAGTTTCTTCTACGGCTGGCTCAGATGTAGCTTCTGTTGATGGAGCCGCTTCGACTTGGCTTACTGGGACAAGTGTGGGGGTTCCCATATTGTCGGTTGTAACAACCATATCTTCTTGGCTCGATACCGCTCCTTCATTGGGTTGTGCTTGCGCGCCCGCATCCTGAGTTGTGGTGTCCATCTTTTCTCCTTATTGTTAATAGTTTAACTTTAGTTAAACATTCTTGCACTTAGTCGAGGGGTAGAGTAACAATCAACTGAGCAGTTAAAAATATAATTACCCCTCGATTTATTTCAAGATTGAACCAACTTTAATGTGGTCTATTACCTTTATAACACCACTCGCTTCTTTAATCAAGCCATAAGCGACGTCAGCTGTTTCAGCTTTTTGTGCTTCACGAATAAGAGAATTATTTAATTTTTCTAGACTTTCAATAAAATGCTTACCAAATTCGCTTTTTAAAAAAGCTTCATATTGAGGTTGTCTATCCTGCATTTGTCATTCCTTGTGGCATTTCTGGCGGTGGCCCAGCTATTGATTGGTGCATTTGGTCCATATGAGCTTGTTGGTCGGCCATACTTTGAGTAAGATGAGTAGTCATAGCAGTTTCATGCGTAGCTGAAGGTTGTAATCCTGCTATTTGTTCAAGTTCGGCTTTAACATCTGGTGCTGTGTTTACGTATGATTTAGCAATTCCCTCTAGGGCAATTATTTCTGGTGATTTATCTTTGGTGTCTGGTTTTTGATTTGCACCTGCTTTGGCCAACTCTTCTTCAGACATTACAAGAGAGCTTACTTCTTCTGGATTTAAGTCAAAAGCTTTGCCCATAATCATTCTAGTAAGAGGAATTTGTTTTACAATTGGGCTTCCGAGAAGTGCAGAGTACATTTCTTTAAGATTACGCATCTTTGTGTTTTTTTCTTGGTCAACACGGCTCTTTAGTTTGACTCGTGGTTCGTAATTTCCCTTAAACATTTCTGGGTCATACAGTTCCCATGTTACACCTTCTTTACCCATAACTCTATACATGGTTGGTTGAGTAACATACATATTTATCATTTGATAAACAAGTTTAGCCTGTCTGTAGTAACCGCCAGATTCAAGTTGAGTAACAATAAGGTCAAACCTACGACCACTAGAGATAGCTTGGGCTTTAATTTCGGTAGCTGTTTGGTCGCCCTGAGCGTTTATACCCTTAGCTATTTCATCTACGGCAGTGGTTTCGCGTATTTCGTTCTTAATGTTTGTTCGTTCGTTAAACATATTACCAGGAACAATAGGTTTTTGAACAGCCTGATAACTTCCTGGTTTGAATGGATACACCGCACCTGTGACGTTTTTAACTTTATCAATATAATCTTGGTATTGTGGGTCTAATTCCATTACTGGGTCAAGTGCCCATGATACTGCGTCTATATTCTGATTAGTCAGGTCGTTAAGCATTTCCTGTTGTTTAGCAATAGGGTCAATAATTGACTTACCGTATAGCTGAGATTCATCAGAAAATAACGAATCGATTGTGTATGGAAACATTCCTGTTGGATTTTGTACTCCAAGAAATTGCTGGCGTTCTTTAAATGGATTTTTACCTTCATAAACAACTACTTTTCTATTTGCGACATAGATAAGTTCATCTTTAGAGTAATAACATATAATTTCTATTTGGTCTTTTGAGGCATTTTCATCAAGAGTAGACCCCATAGTAGTGTCTTTTTCTTGTTTGTCGGTTGTGTCACCAATTTCATAATTACCTTCAAGTTTTTCAAGGTTCTTATATTTAGGTAGGAGTTGGGTTTTGGGGTCATCACCCTCTTTCCAGTCGGGATTGACAATTTTTTCGTCCATCATGGCACTCTTAGAGGCTAGGAATCGGTGTCCCATATATGCAGCGTTTTCATATTCATTCAAAGTAGCCGTTGGGTCACAGAAGAAATCTCTTAACGGAATAATTTTCCATACTGGATGGTCAATGTCCCAGTAGTAAAAAGATACTGTTGTTCCAAGTTTAAAAAGAATTCGGTTAGATTGAACAGCTTTAAGTGTCCAGCCGCCTATGTCCCAGTAAAAAGAATAAAGACCGTTTAAAACTTCAGTATTTGTTTCTTGAGCGGGATGAGTTGGCACATATTCTACAACTGGTTTCTCACCACTAGTTGCAGATACCATGGCTTCAACGGTAGAAAAAGCCATAGGAACAAAAGTGTCTGAAATACCATTATAACCTACATTAACTCTGACGTTATTGTATAAGTCGTCATTATCCTGCCATTTATCGTGCCAAGAGCTAGAAGTATAATTCCAGCTAGAGTCAAATGCTTTTATAACCTTTTGAACTTTTGCGTCTACAGTATCAGCCATATCATCCATGTGCCCAGTTACATTTATAATAACATAATTTTATTTATCTATAGCGATTTCTTGCAGCAACCTTGTTCATGTCTATGTTTGGTTCGACTACGGTTGATGGACGTTGGTTCATTAAGAGATACCTAACTGCGTCATAAAGGTGGTCTTCTGCACGTGTATCTATATCTTCTGGGCGGTTAATATCCACGGGAAGATTGGGAAAAGTACGAATAAAATTAACACAAGATGAAAAGACTTGAAGTCTAGGTATACCGTCTGCTTGTTGGGCAAGTGCTTCATGAACCGCAGCCTTACCTGCTTTTCTATCATTGTTAGCTGGTTGGAAAATTAAATTGTGGTTTTGGAATATTTTAGCTATAAGTTCACCAGTCTCTGCATTTCCTACTGCTTTCCAAATAGATGGGTCAGCTAGGTGCATGATAATTCGCTCATCAGATTCCATCATTTTTATAATTTCAGCTTGTTTACCAACAATCATCTTTGTTTCGTAGAACTCCCTATAAATATAGATTCGGTTTGTTATAGGGTCGATAGCTCCCCAAACTGCAGCAGCGTAAGTATTGTATCCATAGTCATAACTCATCCACTTAGTCCAATGATTAGGTATCTGAAAAGGAGGTACAACGTGATAATCTTTTCCGTCTTTTTCTCGTCTCCACTCTTCAAAGGCCTGACCCGCAAATATATCCCAGTCCCCATCACGATAAGCTCTTCTAAGATTTGGGTCAGAAATAGAATCAAGAACTTTTGAATAAGAAGCAATAAAATCTTTAGATACATGGTCGGTTACTTTAGCGGGAATAAAGGTTCTAGTATTTCCGTACTCGTCTTTGTAGATGGTTTCGGATTCGCCAGAATCAATAAAATAAGTCTTTACCCAAGCATGGCCAATTCCCCCAGGGTTGGTGGCACACATAATTTTAAGGGGATTTTTAAGAGAAGAACGCACACGGGTCTTTAAGAACTCATACTGCTCTTTTGTGAAGTGAGTCAACTCATCCATTAAAAGAAGGTGAATTTCGGCACTCTGATATCTATACATGTCTGCTGGACTTTCAAGGTAAGCCAACTGAACAATACTTCCATTTGTAAAGTTAAATACAGAATCTTGGGAATTAAACTTCACTCCCTTAGCGATGTTCATGTAGTCGGCTGTTTGTTTAAGGAACTCAGGAACTACGGACTGTTTAAGCTCAGGAGTAGTCTTACGGAAAATATACACCCTAGCCTTTGGCCACTCTAATGCGTAGGTAATAGCTTCAGCTACAAGAGCAGCTGTCTTACCTCCTCCCGCGGCTCCACCATATAGAGTCTCAAAAGCCGTAGACTGATGAAACTTAGTCTGCCTAGCCGAAGGTGTGTAGTCTGGTACACGAACCTGTTTACTGGGCATTACTTCTATCCTTGGGATTATAAGTCTTTACGGTTCCGCAATTAGGACATTTATATTCAAATAACATCAGTCTCCGCCTTTTTTACTTTTGCGCCGTGGAATTGTCTTTTTAAGTACGCCCATAAGTCCTCCTTATACTACTTCCCTTATTTTACCAGTAAGTGTATTTTTATACACTCCCTGTACTCCATCCCATTGCCAGTGTTTACATGCCATTTTGGTATTCTCGCAACAAGGATACGGAACAAACTCAGAGCTAGTGATTGGCCCTACCTCTACTACATTACCAGTAAGCCCTTTAGGTATGAATTCTTCTAACAAGGCCTGTAATTGATAAAGAGGTACAACCTCCATTTTCTTTTCTGCATAACAAGAATTAAATCTTCTAAGAACTCAGTCGCATGTCGCTGCTCATCTAGTATCTTAATAGCTTTGTCACTTAACCTAAATGCCTTTAATGTCTTCATGATAACATTGTATAACATTATGTATAACAATGTATAACATTTTATTATTTAGATATTTTAAAAATTAGGGGGCCTATTGTTAAATGGGTTATTTGTCTGTAGGTGATATACCGAGTTTAGTGGGCTACGCTAATGACACCCCTAGGTGATTTAAGGGTTCCCTACCCCTGTTATTATTGATTATTTATTAATAAGTAATGTCGTACATTATGTATTGTGCGACTGGTTATTTATGTGGTGAATTGGTATATATCACTATAATCACTAATAACTCAATACATAGCTTCTATTACTGTTAAATAGCTAATTATATGCTTATAAGTAAGTATTTATGTATGTATGGGTTATTCTAATGACTTCTGACCGTGGTTGAGGTGTTTATGGGGTTATGTGTCTATGTCAGTGTTAAGCACGTCTATAGCGTCTATATGAGGGCGTGGGACTGAGTTAGTAAAGGTGACGTTGACTTCTGTTTGTTGTCTGTCTATAAAGATACCCTGTATCTTGCCTAACATCTCTAGTGCTTTTAGTCTGTCTCTGTCATATTCACTGTTGAGGGCTATATCCTCTAATTGCTTTATTGTGTGTTCGGGTTTGAATGATACCATCCTTTGATATGCCTCTTGAATCCATAGCTTGTTCTGAGACTGACTTGTTATACTGCGGGCGGTTTGGTCACTGAATCCTGCTTTTATAGCTGCTTGGTAAGCGTTACCGAATAATGGGTTCGGTTTGTTGTTTAGTCTAGGGCTG